TAAGAGTTCTAGCAACTGGACTTGATGAAAATAAAACTAACAACACTAACTTACAAAGAGTAGCTGATAGCAGTTACCGAATAATATAATTATGTCATTTATTGCAAAACTATTTATGCCGAAAGCACCAAAGATGCCTACCATTGTTATGCCTACACCAGCTGAAGTTCCTAACTACGATGATGAGCAAAGAAAGATCGATGAAGCAAGAGAACTTAAAAATACTGCTCTTAAAAGAAAAGGTAGACGATCTACAATATTAACCACTAGATCTGGTCTCAATGAAATTGAAGATGCAGAACTAAATAAAAAAACTTTATTGGAGGCGTAATGGGCGGATTTGTAAGAAGAATATTTAAAGCACCACAAAAAATTTTAAAAAAAGTAATCAAAGTAGCAAAACCACAAGGAATTGAAGTTGCAAAACAAGTTGATACTAAAGTTGCAGACGTTCAAAAAGAAGCTGCTAATAAAATTAAAGGACCAACATCTACTGAAATGGCTAATCAAATCAATGTAGCTAATAAGAGAAAAGGTAGAAGGATAACAAATCTTACTGCAAAAAAAACATTGGATAAGGATTACAAATTAAATGAAACAACTTTACTAGGATAATTTATGTCACTCTATAGAAATATTAACAAACGTAAAAAGGCTGGTACATCCAGATCTAAAAAAAAATCTACTATATCAGCTAAATCTTACAAGAATATGAAAGCTGGATTTCCTAAAAAGAAAAAGAAAAGATAATGCAAGATCAAGATAAACGAAAACTAGCATCAGATCTAAAGAATAATCTATCAAGATTGATGGAGAAGAGATCTAACTGGGAGAGCCATTGGCAAGAAGTAGCTGATTATATGCTACCTAGAAAGGCTGATATTACTATGGAAAGACCTAGAGGTGATAAACGACATACGGTTATTTTTGATGGTACTGCAATTCATTCATTAGAGTTATTAGCAAGTTCATTACATGGAATGCTAACAAGCTCTGTTAATAGATGGTTTGGTCTAAGATATAAAGAAACTCTTACTAATGAGAATGATGAAGCTAGAGAATGGCTTGAGCAAGTTATAGATAAGATGTACTTGGCAATATCAAGATCTAACTTTCAGCAAGAGGTGTTCGAAACTTATTTTGATTTAATTGCCTTCGGCACAAGTTGTTTACAGATTGAAGAAGATCAAGAAGATATTATTAGGTTTTCATCAAGACACATAAAAGAATTATATATTTCTGAAGATAGTAGAGGAATGGTTAATTGTATTTATAGAAGATTTAAAATGTCTGCTAAAGCAACAGTTGATAAATTCGGTTTGGAAGTTTTAAGTAAAAAGACACAAGACACTTTTAAGAAATCACAATTTGAAGATATTGAATTGGTCCATGTTGTTAAACCTAGAGATATGTATAATCCTAGAAAACAAGATAAAAAGAATATGCCTTTTACTTCTGTTTATTTTGAATATGAGACTGGACATATTATTTCAGAAGGTGGCTTTAAAGAATTTCCATATGTAGTTCCAAGATATTTAAAAGCATCTAATGAGATCTATGGCAGATCTCCAGCAATGAATGCACTCGCTGATGTCAAGGTTCTTAACAAGATGGTAGAAGTCGGAATGAAGGCAGCTCAAAAACAAGTTGATCCACCTTTGCTAGTACCAGATGACAGTATGCTAATGCCAATTAGAATGTCTCCAGGATCAATTAATTATTATAGGAGCGGCAGTCGTGATCGGATTGAAACTTTAAACATTGGTGCAAACAATCCGTTAGGTTTAAATATGGAAGATCAAAGACGACAAGCGATCTCTCAAACTTTTCATGTTGATCAATTATTAATTACAGAAAACCGTAACATGACAGCTACAGAGGTTGTTCAAAGAAACCAAGAGAAGATGAGAATACTTGGTCCAGTATTAGGTAGGTTACAATCTGAATTATTGCAGCCAATGATTATTAGAATATTTAATATTATGATGAGAAACAATATGTTTCCAGAAGCTCCTGAAATTTTATTAAACCAAGAAATAGATGTTGAATATGTTTCTCCAATGGCTCTTGCACAAAAAGGTGAAGAACTAAATTCTATAGTTAAAGGTTTAGAACTATTTGGGAATATATCTCAACTAGCACCATCAACATTAGATTATATAGATCCACCTGGACTAATTAAAAACTTAATAAAAATTCTTGGACTACCAGCAACAATGATAAGATCTGAAGAAGAGGTCCAACAAATAGCAGCAGAAAAAGCCGAAGCACAACAGCAACAAGCACAAATGCAAGAGCAAATGGCACAGTCAGAAATGGCTAGAAATGTAGCTCCAGCAGTACAAGCGGTATCTAATGCAGAACAACAACAGCAATAAAGTAATAAAAGATTTAATAAAAAACTATAAAGCAGCTTTTGGATCAAACGATGGCAAAGCAGTCATGGAAGATCTTGAAAAAAGATGTTTCTACAACACATCGACATTTAGTAGGAACGAACCAAACGAAACCGCTTTCTTTGAAGGACAGAGAACTATTCTGTTATTCATAAAAAGCATGATCAATCATAAGGAGTAATCTATGGATCAGACAACTGAGCAAACAGCTCAACCTGAAGTAACGCAGACAACTACATCGCTTACAACAGAACAACCACAAGAAACATCAACAACGCTTACAACACCACAAGCACCAACTGTTGATTTTAAAACTCTTATTCCAGAAGAATATAGAGAAGAGAAGTCATTACAAAATTTTAATAAGATGGATGACTTTGTTAAATCATATCTACACTCACAGAAGATGGTAGGTTTAGATAAAATTCCAGTACCAAACAAACACGCTACCGATGAAGATTGGAAAGAAGTTTATAAAAGATTAGGTAGTCCAGAAGCTGCTGATCAATATAAATATTCTTTACCAGAAGATCATGCAGTACCTGAAGCTACTTTAAAAAGTTTTTCAGAAGAAGCTGTTAAGTTAGGATTACTTCCTAATCAAGCAGATGGCATTATGAAATATTATAATAGTGTTATCAATGATGGTATGAAGGATCAAGTAGCAGTAGCTGATGAAGCTAGAGCTAAAGCTGAACAAGAACTTCGTAGTGAGTTTGGATCTACTTTTGATAATAAAATAACTGGTGCTAAAAATTTAGCAGTAGCTACTTTAGGATCAGATTTTTTAACTAACACAACTTTATCTGATGGTAGTAAGCTTGGTGATAATATTCAGTTAGTAAAAGCGTTTGCTGAATTATCTGAAAAATTATCAGAAGATGATATTGTTAAAGGAGATACACCATCTTATTTAACTACAAACGAAATACAAAAACAAATTAACTCTATACAGCAACCAGGATCTGCATATTGGGATAAGCATCATCCTTCTCATTCAGACGCTGTATCAGAAGTACAATCTCTTATTCGTAAAAAAAATAACGAAGAAGATATTTAAAGTTTTGTTTAACGAAAGTTAGGCGAATAAAAATCAAAGACAATCGTAAGACCTTTGTTGACGTTAGGAAAGACTAACATCAGAAGATGTAAAGTTCAGGAAGATCCGCAAGGATAATCATCCGTTTAATTAAACTTAAACTAACATATATAGAGGAGGAACTTATTATGAGTTCTAATATAACAACTTCATTCGTAGAACAATATTCTTCGAATGTTCAAATGCTATCTCAACAAATGAGTAGCAAGTTAAGAGGCTCTGTAGATGTGGAAAGTATCGTAGGAAAAAATGCGTTCTTTGAACAAATTGATTCTACAGCAGCAGTTCTGAGGACTTCAAGACATGGAGATACACCTCAAATTGATACACCACATAGCAGAAGAAGAGTAAGTCTTGCAGATTATGAGTGGGCGGATTTAATTGATGATACTGATAAAATCAGATCTTTAGTTGATCCAACTTCAGCGTATGCAAAAAATGCAGCAGCAGCAATGAATAGAGCAATGGATGATGTAGTAATTACAGCAATCAATGCTTCAGCTTCAACTGGTGTTTCAGGTGCAACTGGTGTTGCTTTGCCTTCAACTCAAAAGTTCGCAACATCAAATCAATCAGACGGTTTGACTATTGCTAAACTTTTAGCTGCAAAGAAAAACTTTGATAATAATGACATCGATCCATCAAGAAAAAGATTTCTTGTTTGTGGTCCTCAACAAATTGCTGATCTATTAGCTGTAACTCAAGTTACATCTTCAGACTTCAATACTGTTAAAGCACTAGC